TGACATGGAAGATCCTCGGGGTGGAGTACGACACGTAATACCCGAAAAGGGCAATTACAGAAAAAATGAACCCGATCCATCACAAATGGACATAGAAGACATTGTGAATGGTGAAGGGTGTTAAAAGGAGAAAACAATGGCTAAGGAATACAATCGAGATAATATGATCAACGCTATTAAACAGCATGCGGAAGGTCATATTGCCAAACACTCTATGAACGTTGAAGTCTATCTAAAACGTGCTGCGGGCGTTGGTGAGCATCCAGACATTTTGGAAGCGATCGAGAAGGAGTTGAAAATCATTGCGGAATATGATGATCAACTGTCAGTCTTGAAAAAATACTTCATCGAATAAGGAGTTGAAACATGTCCAAGACTTGGACCGTAACAGTGGAGCAGGATCCGGAGGATGAGGACAATTTGGTTTTGCCACTTCCCCCGGATATGCTTGAATCAATTGGATGGCAAATTGGAGATACTTTGGATTGGGCTGATAACGGCAATGGCACGTGGTCACTCAAGAAAGTTCTTGACAATTCAGGACAGAAAGCGTATAATATAGACAATGACAATAGCAACTGACAAGAAATATTACTATAGCGAAATCTTTCACAGCATACAGGGTGAAGGACATTACACGGGTGTGCCCACTGCTTGGGTGCGTTTCTTTTTGTGCAATCTACAGTGTAATGGTTTTGGACAGACTGATCCTACTAATCCTGATACTTATGATTTGCCGTTTGAAAAGTTTGACACAAGCACGGTAACTCGTGTTGAAGATTTGCCTGTATGGGATAAGGGTTGTGACAGCAGTTACACGTGGAGCAAGAAGTTCAAGCACCTAATGGGGCAAAAGACCGCAGTTGAACTTGCACATCAACTAATTGACACACTTAGAACGGATAGTAATCCAGATGGATTGTTTCTACATCCCGTTACGGGACAGCGACAGCACTTCTGTGTTACGGGCGGTGAGCCGCTAATGAAACACGCACAGGAAGCATTCATTGGCATCATGACAGAATTTAAAAGATTAAACAACATGCCTGCGAGCGTTACGTTTGAAACTAACGGCACACAGGCACTGACACAGGAGTTCAAGGACTTTTGGCACGTGGATAACGAAGTTACCAAGGACGTTGAATTGTTCTTTAGTGTGAGTCCTAAACTATGGACGGTGGCAGGTGAGACTGCGAAGAAGGCGATTAAGCCTGAAGTGGTAGCAGAATACAGAAGTTTGAGTGACAGAGGACAACTAAAATTTGTTGTAGGTTCCGAACAGCAACAGTGGGATGAGATGGAGAGTGTCATCGCACAATTTAAGGCACAGGGTGTTGATTATCCAATATGGGTAATGCCCGTTGGTGCAAGAGAAGAAGAACAAACAGCAACGGCCGGAGCAGTTGCTAAGATGGCTTTCCAAAGAGGATACAACGTGGCGGCAAGGGTTCATGTTTATCTTTTTGGTAATGCGATCGGAACATAAGGAATGAGTATGGACTTTATAAAGAAAATGTTCAAGAAGAAAGAGCCGGACACATCCAAGCCTGGACTTACAGAAAAGGAAAAGGCAACGATGAAGAAGGAACCTTGGGTGGGTGTTTTGAATACTCACGTTAATAAGGAAAATGTTCGAAATGGCTTTTTTGAACTTGACTGGAATGACTATTTCATAGTACAATTAAAACAACAGGGTTACGGAGTAGAAGGCGACAAGGATGAGGAAGTTGTTGATCGCTGGTTCCGAGAACTTTGTGCAAACGTTGTAGTCGATGGTGACTACGGAGGACCACTTGACACTGGTAGCATAGATGCCAGTGCTATTAAAAGAGATAATGAGTAAAATGTGTCATATAATAGTAGATACTGCGAACACGTTCTTTCGTGCGAGGCATGTAATCAATGGTGATGCTGACATTAAGTTGGGCATGGCTTTTCATATCACGCTAAACAGCATCAAGAAGGCTTGGCAAGACTTTAATGGTAGTCACGTAGTATTCTGCCTTGAAGGACGCAGTTGGCGTAAGGATCACTATGAGCCATACAAGCGTAACCGTCAAGAAGCACGTGATGCTCTAACAGAAAAACAGCAAGAAGAGGATGCTGTGTTTTGGGAGGCATTTGATACATTTAAGGAATTCGTAACAGATAAGACTAACTGTACGGTGTTACAGCATCCACAACTGGAAGCAGATGATCTTATTGCAGGATGGATACAGCAACATCCTGATAGCGAACACGTGATTATTTCAACAGACACAGACTTTCAACAATTAATTGCACCTAATGTAAAACTATACAACGGTGTGCAAGAGATAACATCAACACATGAAGGTTTCTTTGATAAGAAAGGTCAACTCGTAATTGACAAAAAAACTAAAGAACCTAAGCCTGCTCCAGATCCTGAGTGGTTACTGTTTGAAAAATGCATGAGAGGTGACACCAGTGATAATGTGTTTAGTGCATATCCAGGTGTGCGTAAGAAAGGTACTAAAAATAAAGTAGGATTGATGGAAGCATTTGCTGATAGACAAACTAAAGGATTTAGTTGGAACAACCTTATGTTACAGCGTTGGGTTGATCATAATGGTGTTGAACACAGAGTCTTAGAAGACTATGAAAGAAATAAAACATTAATTGATCTTACAGCACAACCAGAGAATATTAAAGAACTTATTAAAGAAACAATAAAAACGGCAACTTCTGCTAATAAGAACATTAGTCAAGTAGGTATAAGGCTTATGAAATTCTGCCATTTATATGATTTGAAAAAGATTTCAGATCAGGCACAGGCTTATGCAGAACCATTGAACGCAAGGTATGATGATGCGATTCAACCCGTGGTTGGAGGATAACGATGACATTAATTCAAGCAAAACCTGTAATTGATAATAAATTTTGGATCGTCGAAGATAACGGTGTAAGAATTGCTACACTTAGAAAGAATGAAGAGAACAAATTTATTCTTAGTAATAAAGACGGAGTAAAGATTTATAATAATAAAAAAAGTTTAACTGAACAATTTGGTAATGATTTTTTTGTTGCCAAGATTATCAAGGAAGCAGATAATGCCAATCCAAAAGAAGTTCATGGGTTTTCTACAAGCACCAACCCTCATAACGCAATGTATGATATTCAAAAGAAACTTCCACTGTTTACAAAGAGCAAGGATTCAAAGAGTCTTTATTGTGCAGGGTATTATGTAATACGCTTTGAAAAGGGATGGGTAAAATCATTCTGCCCTAAACTAATTACTCTACAACGTTATGAGTATAGAGGCCCTTTTAAGACAGATATTGAAATGAAGCAGGTATTGAGCAGTGTCAACAAATAGCCTACCTAATACACTTCCTACAGTAGAAAGACTTCTTCAGAGAATTTCAGTTGCTGATAAAAGCCAACAAAAGGAAATAAGAATATCCATACAAGAAGCCAGAGATCTTACTTCAGAACTTGCCTTGCTAACTTCTAAATTAGGCTCTACAGTACAGGAAATACACTCTTTACTATCCGAAATAAAGCGACAAAACACAGAAGTTGACGTTAAGTTTGATGGGGGCTCTTTCTAAAAAAAGATAAATATATACGTAGTTAATTAGGAATTGACGTATATATGAGTAGACCAAAACCAAAGATTATTCTCGAACACACTAATCGAGAGACATATAAAGTAGAACAGATTCTTGAGAGCGAAGCCATCTGGGCAGTGTTTTATCAGGACAAGCCATTCAACCTAAAAAGTGGAAGTATGGTTTCCAGTTATCCGGGTCCAAAATACAAAAAAGTATCATTTTCAAATCCAGGACACGCTCGCAATCTTGCCAAAAAACTTAACAGACTCTTTAAGTGCGAAGACTTTTCTGTATATAAATTAAATACCGGAGAAAAAGAAAAGTGAAATGGATATTAAAGACACTTACACAAAAATATTCATAAACGCAGAAGCCCCTTCAAAAGAAATTACAGAAGAAGATTTAAAGAAGAAGAGAGTAGAGTGGTGGTGGAATGTTAGAGATAAGGAGTCGGGTGGTTTAAGATTAACCGATGAAGCCATTAAATTTATTCAATCAAGTGCCCAAATTAAAACCTATAAAGTAGATTTTCCAAAAGACTTTTCAATTACTCCACAAGTGCTATTATGGCTTGACAATTTTATCGATTCACCTTATTATATTACTAAGAAAGCAATAACCGTTTTGAAAGAAAAAGCAGCATTTGAACTGTATTTGTTTTCGGGCGATGTTAAAAAAATGGGGTACAACAAAGCACTATCCAAAAGACTCAGCCAAGATTAGAAGTCTTAATAGTAGCAGTTAATAAATATTTTACGATGATAGAACTTAATCCAATTGACATTCTTAGAAAAAGAGAGTTGCAGACCATGCCTCCGCATTTTTCAAGAATGCAAATTTTATTAAGTGAAAGAAATAATGATTCCATTAAAAAATGGATCAGTAAAAAATTAAAAGGAAGATATTGTTTGACTGAATGTCCAGCAATTGATTCGGGGGACAAATTTAAAACTTCCACTTTTGTGGGGTTTGAAGATCAAAAAGAACTAACATACTTTATGTTAGCATGTCCATTTATAACAAGGAGAAACTAAATGTCTGAAGATGTTAAAAAACCAGAAGCAGCCGCAGAACAGAATGCTGCGCCAGCACAGAGTGGAACTGTGCCTAATCCAGCACAGCCAACTAATGCTGCGCCAGATTTAAATGTTAGCGATCTTAATGCTGTAAAAAGCATTATTGATATTGCAACACAAAGGGGTGCTTTTAGAGCAAATGAACTTGAAGCAGTAGGTAAAACATATAATAAACTTACATCATTCTTGGATCATGTTACTAAACAGCAAGAACAACAACAAGAACAATCAGCAAACGCTGAAAAGGAATCGAAGTAATGACTAAAGAATATAAGCACGTAGGAAAAATGAAAAACACCGGCGAAAAAGTTGCCGTTGCTTTCAGAACTGTACCTGGGGAATCTAATAAGGCTTTAGTTGTACAAACAGCACAATTGAGTGATGCGCAACACGATAGCCTTATGAAAGTAATCGAAAGTGATGCAGCACAAGAAGCATTTGAACTTGGCGAAGTACTTTTCATTAGACAATTTCCAGATGGAAGACCAATGTTGAGAGCGTTGGATTATGAAAACAGATTGAAAAAAGTAGATACTGATAATGTGATTATGACTCCAACTCCAACTAATAGTATTCCGTTGGCAGATCTTAATGCATTAATTGCTGAACAAAGGAATGTATCAATTGATGATCTATATACTTTTGTCAGTGGTGCTCCTGGAACAGGTCAACAACCTGTTGCAGCGTCCGAGCCAGCACCTACTCCAGCGGCTGAGCCAGTAACTGAAAGCGCACCTGCAGGAGTTTTAACAGATGCTGATCTTGCTAAATCTTATCGTAGCCAAGCAGATGCTATGTACAAAGAGGCTGCGAGATTACGTAGAGAGGCGGACGATTTAGACCCACCTGCTAAGAAAAAGTCTACAAAGACTAAGGCAGAAGCGTCTACAAGTGCATAGGAAATACTTTAAACCACCCAGACATTTGGTAAAAGAGTGGCCGGAGGTGTTCGAAGATTTATATATGGACACCATGCCGGTCGCTTATGTTGACGTAATGATCATTGAATTTACCGATGGAAGAATTTGGGAAATAGACATAAAGAGTCAAATGAAAAATGACGGAGACTCTGATCTCATCGCCAAAAAACTTTTAGGCACACTTAACGAATTCAAAGACACCATCAAAAAATTAGATTTTAAAATAGACGTTGAACGTCTTAAAGAAGACATCAAAAATAGAACTGATAGAATTTTTTAGTTCTTTCTCGTATTTCCGTAATGAATAACTTTATACTTGTCTGAAGTGTGTTCTCTCCAAGGATCAACCACAATGCTATCG